CAGCAACAATTATACAAACACCCGATATTAAACCTCCTGAAAAACCCAAACCCGTTCACCGACGGGTTTGAGTTTTTCCATTTCATTTCTCAATCCTTATTATTCACAGGAAACGCTTATATTATAGTTCAGAATGCAGACAGGGCGGATGTACCCGCCCATATGTTTACCGCTATGCCACAATATATGTGGGTAGTCCCCGACAAAACCAATTATATAAAAGGTTATCTTTTTGAACGTAACGGCGAAAAGGCCGCATTTTTGCACCCGCAAGACGAACGTTCCCACCAACCAGGCGCTTTTTATTGTATTCACCTTAAATATCCTTCCCTATTGTCCCCTTATTACGGAGTTGGCCCGGTCGAGGCGGGCGCTTATGCAATGGACACAAACTTGTATATGGCCCAATACAACACGGCACTATTTAAGAACGGGGCATTCCCCGGTATGGTAGTTGAAACCGAAGAACGTATTAACGAGACTTTGGAAGAAGAACTTAAAGAACGTTGGGAAGCCGCATATAGAGGCGTTTCTAAAGCTGGTAAAATCCTTATGTTATCCTACGGTTACAAGGTCAAAGGAATTTCCCTTACCCCTCAACAATTAACCCTTCTTGAATTAATGAATATAACCAAAGAACAAATATTTATGATGTTTGGCACCCCGCTATCTATGGCGGGCGAACGTTCAGGCGTTAGTAAGTCCGGTGGAGATTGGGCGAATTATGACTTCTATCGTTCGGTTGTTAACCCGGACGCAACAATGATAAAGCTTAAATTGCAAAATAACTTAGTTGACCGTTGGGACGCAAAAAGCGTCTTAGAATTAGGGTACAAAGATATCGTACCTAAAGACGAACAAATGGAACACAAGCGCCGGAAAGAGAACGCCGAAGCCGGTATTATTACATTTAACGAAGCCCGTTCAGACATTAACCTACCAGACACCGATTGGGGCAAGGAACCATTGGTTAACAACCAACTGGTACCTATTACTTCTATTATTGAGAACCCCAACAATCCCGCAGTATTAGCCCAAGAAGCGGCTAAGTTAGCTAAACAACAATCTAAACAAAACCCAAAACCAAATGACGGTAAGGGAGGGAAGAATGGATAAAACAAGCGACCTTCTAATTCGTAAATTTTGCGACTTTGAAATATTAGAAGTCCCATTGGAAGAAAAAGGCGAAAACGGCGATAAGCCTATTATCGACATGGTATTTACCAGCGGGGCCGTTGACGGTTCAGGCGACATTATGGAACCCGACGGTGGAGACTTCAAACGCTTTAAGAAAAACCCGGTAGTCCTTTATGCACACCAAAGAGGGGCAGGCGGATTATTCGGCGGTAGCGACGTAACCTTACCAATTGGTAAGGCAACCAAATTATGGCAAGACGAAAAGAAACGATGGGTAGCCCGTATTTTATTCGATAAAGAAGACGAATTTGCAATGAAAGTCTATGGCAAATACCAAAGAGGTTTTCTAAAGGCGTCTTCAATTGGCTTTAAACCTATTGAACATGAATACAAAGAGGATACAAAGTCAGGCCGGATTACTGGCATTCATTTTAAAAAGTGGGAATTGGCAGAGATTAGCCTACTCCCAATTGGCGATAACCCGGAAGCGTTAATCGCGGCAGGTCTTGGTAAGGACGGACGCGAGGAATTACTCAAGGGACACAAGACTAAGACGTTAGGCGACACAAAGGAGTTGGACATGGACGAGAAAGTAAAGGCAGCGATTGACGAACTCACGGGCAAACTTGAAGCCTTAGAGACAGAATTAAAAGAGGTTCAAACCTATGTAGCGAAACATGCAGAGGTTGAACAGGAAAAAGAAGCTAAAGCGGCGGTAGACTCTATCGTTGCGGACATTAAAACTATGTTCACCGACATTGCCAAAGATTTTGGCAAGTCCGAAAAGTAATAATAAAAGGAGGAAATAAACGTGGACGAAAAGAAACTTCAAGCTATTAAGGACGAAATTCTAAAACAACTTAACCCAAAAGAGTTGACAGAAGAACTCGTAAAGACTATTGGCGATAAAATCCGCGAAGAAGTCAAGGCAGAGCTTGTAAAAGAGACACAATCCCGTTCACCCTATAAGTTCTTGGGTGACAACGAGAAGGAAGAATTCCGCAAAGACTTTAATATGGGTAACGTCATAAAGAAAGTTCTTACAGGTACATGGCCTAAACATTCCGGCATTGAAAAAGCCGCAGTCGAAGAATATACCGAGAAAGCACTTTCTGAGGGCGAGCTACAACGAGGCGGTTTCTTGGTACCAGAGGAAGCCATTGGCGATATCCGCGATACCATTCAATCTATCTCTATCTTCGGCCAAATACCGGATATCCAGAGATACGAAACAAGCGCACACCCGCTAGTTATTCCAACTATCGAAAGTGACGCTTCGGCATACTGGATTCAAGAGGGTTCGGAACCTACCGAAACCGATATCACGTTCGGTATGATAAAGATGTATCCCCGCAAACTTGGCGCACTCTTACCAATGACCGAAGAAATTGTTAAGGATTCTAGCCCTTCCGCAGAACAAATCGCAAGGCGCAAATTGGGCGAAGCTATGGCTTACACAATTGACACAGCCTTCCTAACCGGTGACGGTTACGAGAACGAGCCTTTGGGCCTTATTAACTTCCCTGGCATTGGTACAGGCGTTAACGTAGGAACAAACGGTGGAACCGCTACATTCGACGACCTTCATACCATGTTGTACCACATCGAGTCTAACAACTATGACTTGGGCGGCGTCCGTTGGATTGCAGCCCCACGTACATGGAGAGACTTGAATATGTATAAAGACGCCGACGGTAAATATATGATACAAAGCGACCTGCAAAGTTCGCTTCCAAGTCAAAAGCTACTCGGCTATCCGGTTATTACATCTACCCGCGTACCTGTTACAGATACCAAAGGTACATGTACAACCGCTTCAAAGCTAATTCTTGGAAACTTTAGGTATATGATAGTTGCACAATGGCAAGGTATGGAACTTAGAATGAACGATTCTATCGGTTTCAAATCCGGTACATTGTGGCTAAAAGCCGTACAACGTATCGACGTATCGTTTGAACGCTTAACAAGCTTCGACGTTACTGAGGGCATTATACCCGCTTACCTATTGCAATAATTAACGTAGGGTTAGTGTGCCTCTAATGGCACACTAACCCAATAACTTATAAGGGAGGAAAAGACTTTGCGATATACAGACGCAGACCAAAATAAAGTAAAGATACTGTTAGACCCAGATAGTTCTATCTCGGCGTCTACCAGTGGTAACATTGTTGACCGCAAACACTTTGAGGCTATGCAACTTGTTATGCCTATTAAAGCTTCGACAACTGGACTAGCGACAACGAACTATATAACAGTTTATTTGTTGCATTCCGATACCAATGCCGGTTCCGGCATGAGTACGGTTACCGCTTATTGTGTACCTGGTAACATGTACGCCTTTAGTGGTACGACCGGTTGCGCTTTAACAAGAGTCAGCGGCACACAGTCTACCGCAACAGCGATTGAAAAGACAGTGGACTTGAAATCGTGCAAACGGTATATTGCCGTATCCGCTACAGTTGTGGGCGCGACAGCCGTTTACAACCTTAGCGTTCTAGGTATCCTTGGCGATACTTACGAATATCCGGTTACAGCTACAACTTAATATTGAATTAAAATAAGCGCGGCGGTAGGTTTTACCCTAGTTGGGGGACTAGGGTTCACCCTTTTCCTACCCCGCGCTATTTTTTTAAGGAGTAATACATGGCAAGTCCAAAAGGTTATACCACAAAAGAAATAGTAGAAGGTATTTTACAGCGAACCTTGCCAGCGTCAGCGAACCAAGTGATAGACTTACTTATATCGACGGCAGAGGATATGGTTGACGGTTATTGTAACCAAAATATATATCCGGCAAGTGCAGGGGAGGTTGTATTAGTAGATGGCAATGGGACAGACAAACTCTTTCTACCAAGAAAAATTAATACCATTAGCGCAATTACTGTATCGGCAGATTTTACGGCGGATAGCTCAGTTACCGCAGACGTTGATATAGACTATATTAAGTCCAAGCGGTACCACGTAGTATACCTATACGGTTACAAGTTTGACGAGGGAGTACAAAATATATCGGTAACAGGTGACTTTGGTTGGACAGCGTGTCCTAGTGAAGTAGTTGTTGCCACATCTTTGTTAGTTGGTAAGTTATTCTTACCCGGCTTACAAGACAATTTAGGGAAAAGTAGTGAAGAAGTAAAAGACTTTAAAGCGACCTATACCAAAACTCTTATTAAGGGCGACAAATATTTAGAAGAACTACTTTGTAATTATTGGCGACCTTCGTTTGGGAAGGACAAGTAAATGGATATCCGAGGTAAGTTTAACTGTACTTTTTCCGTATCGTCCATATCCGCCACGTCAGTTACCGCCCGTAGTTATGTCAAAGTTGTCGCTGGTTGTAAAGGATATTACTATTCGGAAATTTACGCCGGTAAAGACCAAGCTTCATACTTAGATACGAGTACGTTTGAAGTTCTTGAGTCGTGTTGGTTGTATTGCGAAAGAAGTATCGACGTTGGGAAGGGAGACCGGATAACAATTAATTCCAGTGAGTTTAACTTATCTAATGTTGTATTCGAGGTTATCTCTCAACAACCATGTGGTAGGTTCTTTTATGAAATGTATGTGAAACGGTTGGGGAGTAGTTAAAATGTATGTACGTGTACAAGTTATCGGTGACACTTCTTTTCACCCGCAAGTTATTGACAAAGAAGCTTCAAGGTTAGTTGACTTGGCGTTAGAACGTACAAGGCACAATATTGCTACGTTAGCGCCGAAGAAGACAGGCAGGTTAGCAGGTTCGTTTTATATACATAGAACGGGTAAAGGTTCAGGTCAAGTTACTTCGGATTTAGTTTATGCAGCTATACAAGATATCGGCGGGTTAATATACCCCAAGAACGTTACTTACTTACGGTTTATGGGGAAAGAGGGCAATTGGGTATATACCAAAGGCCCGGTTAAAATACCGGCCACGCATTATTTTACTATGGGAATACAAGAGACTAAGGAAAGCTTACATGGCCTCTTAATAGAGACCGGTGACAATATCGCTTTAGGAATGGGATTTTATGGCGGATAACAGAATAGAAGAAATAGAAGAAGCGGTTATTGCACAACTAATAACAGTGACAGCGTTTAATACGGTATTGGATTGGGAACCTACTTCGTTAATTAAAGCGAGGGTTTCACTCCCAGCCGTTACAATGAACTTTTTACCATTTACAAGAGATAGGAAAACCGCACGTGGGGGTGAGGCGCTTTACCATTGGAACGTAGTTATATGGGTTGACCCCGTAGACCCACAAGTCGCACAAACTCAAGGGAAAGAGTTAATATGCAACGTTATCGACCTTTTTACAGCCGCAACGCATTTATCCCTAACAAGTGTTGTATATGCGGAAATTGTAGAAGGGTTAGGAATCCGGTTAACCGGTACTAACGACGAGAAAGTTGTTGCGTGTCCCCTTTTACTTGAAGTTAAAGTGAATGAACCAATGAGTTAGTGAAGGAGTGAAAAAAAATGAGTTATAGTTCAGCCGATACCAGCTATTATGTAGCGATTGCAAAACAGTCGGCCAAAGGTACGCTTGCGACCGCTGGTTATACTAAAATAGATATTACATCTGGTAGTGACCCAATGGCGCACGAAATGGACGAGATAGAACAACGTTCTATGCGTACTGGTAAAAACCCAGGCCGTTCAATTAAAGGCGCACATAAGATTGGTGGTACGTTCCCGGTCTTGGCACAAGGAGATATTTGCGCACAATTGTTTTCTTATGCGCTTGGTTCTTGTACGGTCACGACCGGCACAACGGCGAATCCGTCTATTCACGTAATTACTGCAAGCGATACATTACCGTATCTTAGTATTGCAACCGATTACGTTAACGACGAACACGCGAGAGATTGTCGCATTAAAGAAATTAAGGTTACCGGCGAGGCCGCGCAAGAAATTAAGTTAGACGTTTCTTGGCTTGGTTGTGTAGTTACTAAAATTACGGCAAGCGCGACCCCAGGCGTTTCAGCCGCCACTTACCAAGATACATATGGTGACGTCTTTAAGTACGCAGGTGGTACTTATACAATAGACAGTGGTATAACAAGCGCCGATATTCGCAACTATTCGATTACTTATACAAATGAGTTTGACGAAGACTTAGTTACAACCGCGCAAACCCGTAACGACCTACCGTTCTTACGGCGTGCATGTCCGGTAGAATTTACGCTTGTATATGAAGACCAAGACCTTTGGGATAAAGTATACTACGGTTCTACAGCGGCCAGTACAGTTTCAGCCGGATTCTATTCCGGTGGTCGCTTTATAGCGTCCCATACACATGGGGCAGGAACCGCCGCAAGAGAGTTAACGCTTGATATTGGCGAAGTTGTAGTTACCGACGCAAAGATTACAGGTATTGACCCCGACGGTAAGACTATTGAGTTAGCCGTTGTTGGTAAAGGATTCTGTTCAGTATCGACAAATACCATCTTAGCCGTAACAGCGAAGAACAACAAAGACACATCTTACTTAGCGTAATGTAAAAATTGAACCGGCCTTTTAGGGGCCGGTTCAATTAGTTTTAAATAAAAAAGGGAGAAATTATAATGGCGAAACAATTAGACCTAGACGTTTTAGTACCGGAAGATATCGAAATTGCGCTACATGGGCGCAAGTATGTTATTAAAGGAGACTATCTAACGACCGAGAAGTCCTTACAAGTTCGGCGAGTTCAAGAAGCTATGGTTGAATACCAAATGAACTTAGACCCGTTGGTTGACTT